GCGCTAGGCGCCGGCGTTGTGGTGTTTAGCGGCGCGCGGCGCGGCGCGCGGCGAGCGTAGCGGCGACTTCGGCATCAGTACGCGCGTACATCAACGCAATTTGCGACTCGCGCAGCGCATCCATCGCGCGGCGCCAGCGGTTGTTGCCGTCAGTAGTGCAATCAGGAATCGCCGCGCGCGCGGCTTCGGCCGCTTGAGTGATAGCGTAATAATGTGCTGCGAGTGTGCTTGTGTGCATTGTCGTATCCTCATGATTTATCGTCGGTTTCATTGGTTTGTCAGTAGTACCGCGCACACTACGCGCGCGCGGTACAGTTGCCACTATACGGGCGCGCTCTAGGCTGTCAACAATTATTTTACGCTAGAGCGCAAAAAGATTGTCTATAGTTGCGTTTTACGCTTGCAAGTTATTGATAACGCTCACTATTGTGCCGGGTGTCGGTAGTCTTTTTTGGTAGACTTGCCTACATTTTTGCTAACACGTTCGCGGCGGTTTTCGCGGTTGTGCTGCGGTTCGGCGCGCGGGCGTTTCGGAGAGTGTTTCGGCGCTATTTGCAGCTGGTGTTCACTCTTTTGTTGCGGCCGGGCAGTGACTACGCTCCCCCCCGGTACTGCCTTGATTTGCTTATGTTTTTTGCCGTTTGTCCGTTAAATGTATAACTATTGAAGTCGGATACTGGAGTTTAGTGATGTTAGTGATCACTAACATAGGCCTATTCCGTGTGGGCGACTTTAGACCCCCCCTAAAACTTGCTGACATTACCTACAACCGCCCACACCCGCGCCGTCACCCGCGCCGTCACCCGCGCCGTCACCCGCGCCGTCACCCGCGCCGTCACCCGCGCCGTCACCCCGCGGTGACAGGGTGACGGCCCGTCACCCCGCGCCGTCACCCGCTCGCCCGCTCGCCCGTCACCCTGTCACCCGCTCGCCCGCTCGCCCGTCACCCTGTCACCCGCTCGCCCGCTCGCCCGTCACCCTGTCACCCGCTCGCCCGTCTGCCCGTCTGCCCGTCACCCGCTCGCCCGTCACCCGCTCGCCCGTCACCCGCTCGCCCGTCTGCCCGTCTGCCCGTCTGCCCGTCACCGTCTGCCCGTCACCGTCACCGTCACCCGTCACCACCTGCCCGCCTGCCCGTCTGCCCGTCTGCCCGTCTACAATGGCGCACAAGGCACGCAACGCCATAGTGCTAGGGTACTAGCACTGCGCCTACTAGCGCGCGCTACAGCGCTTCACAGCGCGTCACAGCCCTATGCGAGGGCGCTGGCCTAGTGCGTGTGGCTGTTCGCAGAGCGCGCGCGACCCACCCTCCCCCAGGGGCCCTGGCCAGCCGGTCACAGTTACAGTAGGTGCCGCACAAAATTTTTTTTTGCACACAGCCATCTCTTAACAGTTGACATCAAAAAAAATTTGCTGTAGAACTGCTGGCAGTTCTACAGCAACACACCCCTTGCAAAAGACCCCGTTACGGCAGTAGGCTACCCAGCATGACTATTCGTGCGTTACCACTGACAATTCGCGACATCACCGCGACCGAGCGCAACCTGGAGGCGCTGTACGCTGCCGCGCACAAAGGGCTCAAAGGAGACTCGCTGGCGCTGGCCGCTGGTATGCTGCCTGCGGAATACCGGCGGCTGGCGTCAGCGGACCCGCTGGTGGAGTTGGCCGTAGCCAAAGGCAAAGCAGACGCTGAACGTCAACTTTCTGACGTCCTGCACACTGCGGCGCTGGAGGGCGATACCAAGGTGGCGCTGGAAATTCTGAAACACAAACACGACTGGGTCGCGAAGTCGCACGTCCAAGTGGAGGTCGCCCAGCAAATCTCTATCACCGACGCGCTGGCGCAGGCGCAGGCGCGCGTCATCGACGGCGAAGCGAGGGTCATTAGCTAGTGCAAAAGCCCATCTACAGCGCCGACGAAGAACAGACGCTCATGACCCGGCTGTGGTCGCCGGCGGTCGCCGACGACCCCGAAGCGTTCGTACTGTTCGCTTATCCCTGGGGGCAACCCAACACACCGCTGGCGCACTTCAAAGGTCCGCGACAGTGGCAGCGCGACACGCTCCGGCAGATAAAGGACCACATCAAGCGCAACCGAGGCCAGCCGACGATGGACACGCTGCGGGCTGCGGTGGCGTCCGGGCGCGGGATAGGCAAGTCGGCGCTGGTTAGTTGGCTCATCCTGTGGATGCTAAGCACCCGGATAGGGTCTAGCGTGGTAGTGAGCGCTAACTCCGAGGCGCAGCTTAGGTCGGTCACCTGGGGCGAACTGTCCAAATGGGCGGCGATGCTCATCAACGCCCACTGGTGGGAGGTGAGCGCCACCAAGCTGGTGCCGGCGACGTGGCTAACAGACATCGTGGAGCGCGACCTCAAGAAGGGCACGCGCTACTGGGCCGCAGAAGGGAAGCTGTGGAGTGAGGAGAACCCTGACTCCTACGCGGGCGTACACAACCACGACGGCATGATGCTGATATTCGACGAGGCGTCAGGCATACCTGACGGCATCTGGTCGGTCGGGTCGGGGTTCTTCACCGAGAACATCTTGGACCGCTACTGGATGGCGTTCAGTAACCCGCGCCGCAACAGTGGGTATTTTTTTGAGTGCTTCAACGCCAAGCGGGACTTCTGGCAGACCAAACAGGTGGACGCCCGCACGGTCGAGGACACTGACAAGCAGGTGTACGAGCAGATTATCGCCGAGTACGGGTCAGACTCGCCCCAGGCGCGCATAGAGGTCTATGGTGAGTTTCCGAGCGAGGGTGACGACCAGTTCATCCCGCCGCAGCTGGTGGACGATGCGATGGCGCGGCCACGCTATAAAGACGAGACGGCGCCGGTCATCTTAGGCATCGACCCGGCGCGCGGTGGCGCTGACTCGACGGTCATCGTGGTGCGGCAGGGGCGCGACATCAAGGCCATCAAGCGCTACAACGGCGAGGACACGATGGCGATAGTGGGGCGCGTGATAGACGCCATTGAGGAGTTCAAGCCGGTGCTGGCGGTCATCGACGAAGGGGGCTTGGGGTACGGCATCATGGACCGGCTGCATGAGCAGCGGTACAAGGTGGTGAAGGGCGTCAACTTCGGCTGGAAGGCGAAGAACGGCATCATGTACTACAACAAGCGGGCGGAACTGTGGGGGGCTATGAAAGACTGGTTGAAGTCTGCTAGCATCCCCGACGACCGGCGGTTCAAGTCCGACTTGACCGGCGTGATGATTAAGCCGACGTCCAGTGGAGTCATCCAGCTGGAGTCGAAGAAGGACATGAAGGCGCGGGGCCTGGCATCGCCAGACGCTGCGGATGCGTTGGCGGTGACGTTTGCCTTTCCGGTAGCGCACCGGGAGTATGTTGAAAAACCCCGACGCTACGCCACGCAAAGCAATGGCGGCGTCATCACAAGTTGGATGGGAGCGTAGGAAATGAGCAGCAATACGATATCGATTGGCGTTGCGTATCTAGATCAGGAAATCGTTGGTTCCGACCGCATCCTGACCGACCGCGAGCTGGGCTACACCGCCAACGCGCAGGGCGCCGTGACGCAGGCGACCAGCAAGTCCACTGCCGTGACTTTGAACAAGTCCGCCGGTGTAATTACAATGAACAACGCATCGCTGGCAACTGCCACCAACGCCACGTTCACGCTGAACAACAATCTTATCAGCGCCAACGACACCGTGATTTTGACTATCGCTGGTGGTCAAGCAACGCCCGGTTCGTACAACGTGTTTGCCAACTCGCTGGCTGCGGGTTCGGTAAGCATCACGCTGCGAAACATTTCGGGTGGGTCGCTGTCGGAAGCAATTGTTATTAACTTTGCGTTGATTCACTGCGCTTAACATGGGTAAGTCAGTATCACTTAGTGTAGGCCGAGGCGAAAAGCTGCCGGCCAGCAAAGGTGCCGGACTGACGGCCAAAGGGCGGGAGAAATACAACCGCGAAACCGGCAGCAACCTAAAGGCGCCAGCGCCGAGCCCTAAGACGGAAGCGGACAAAGGGCGCAAAGCGTCCTTCTGCGCGCGGATGGGTGCGGTAGCGGCCAAGGCCAAAGATGGCGAACGCGCCAAAGCGGCG